TAACTACCTGAGGTGTTTAAATAAAGAGCTGTATAACCAGAAGCGGTGTTACTACCGCCTACGGTATTGGAATAAAGAGCTCCATAACCTGAGGCAATGTTAGAGACACCCGTAGTATTGGTTTTAAGAGCCTCATAACCTAAAGCAGTATTGGAGTTACCTGTGGTGTTACTCGCTAGCGCAGTGTAGCCAAGAGCAACATTGTAGTTGCCTGAACTGCTGGCGTAACCAGCTTGATAGCCGATGAAGGAGTTACTGGAACCTGTAGTATTGCTGCCACCAGATTGTCTACCTAAAAAAGTATTCTCGCTACCTGTAGTATTGCTGAAACCTGAGTTCCAACCACCAAAAAAGTTTCCAGAGCCAGTAGTAGTAAGGTAACCAGCTTGATAACCAATAGCGGTGTTGTTACTGTGGGATTGTCCTGATGCACCCCTAAGTGCTTTATGGCCTACTGCTACGTTTTCTGCACCTGTTTGGTTATAAAATAATGTTTCATAGCCTAGAGTACTATTCCTACTACCAGTAGTAGTGTCATGACCCGAGTAAGCTCCGATGGCAGTGTTAAAACTGTGGGATTGTCCCGATGTACCTAATAGTGTAGAAAAACCAATTGCTACGTTATGTTGCCCTGTTTGGTTACGATAAGAGGTATTTTTTCCGACAGCTACATTGTAGCTGGCAGTAGTGTTACCTAAACCTGCGTTAACACCATAGAAGGAGTTCCCAGAGCCCGAAGTAGTGAACTTACCTGCTTGAAAACCAACAGCCGTATTCTCGTTATTTGAGCCATCGTCATTAGCTAAAGCATCAGTACCGAGACCAAGGGAGTCACTTACATAGTAACCATCGCTTAGGTTATTAATGCTAGGGGATGCTACAGATGCAAAGATAGTGTTACCTGCACCATCTGTCTGCAGGAACTGCCCTGTTGTACCATCTGTAGCTGTGTAAGTAACTGCACCAGCAGACACAGTACCAGTAATATCAATAGCACCAGTACCTGTAATGTCAGAACCGTTAAGGTCTAGGTCACCGCCTAGCTGTGGTGTAGTATCCTCAATGACGTTAGCAAGCAAAGACCCTGCAGTGAAGCTACCCTGTTGCCAGTTGCTACCATCCCAGACGTACAGTTCATCACTTGTAGTGTTCCAATACAAAGCACCAGTTACAAGTGCATCACCATCGTTGTCTGTGGTAGGAGCAGAAGACTTAGCACCAAGGTAACGATCATCGAAGTCATCATAAGATGCAGCAGCTGCAGCGGCAGAGTTACCTGCGTTAGTCTCGCTTGTTGCAGCATTACTAGCTGAAGTAGCGGCAGCAGCGGCACTAGCAGAGGCAGCAGTAGCTGAACCAAGAATACCATCAACGTAACCCTTGCGTGTCAGGTCATCGTTAGCTGTAGGTGTAGCTGTAGAGGTAGCCTTGTTAGAACCTAGTACAATGTCACCAGTCATAGTACCACCAGACAGGTTCAGCTTAGTAGCATCCTGTGTGTCAGTGTACAATTTAGTAGCTGCATCTTGGTTAGCTGTTGGATCACCCAAGCCAGTAACCTTAGATGTACCCATAGCAATAGCACCCGACATGGTTCCACCAGACAGGTTTAGCTTCAGTGCATCTTGTGTATCTACATAACCCTTACGAGTAAGTTCATCATCTGTAGTAGGTGCTGCAGTCGATGTAACTGCATTAGCGCCCATAGTAATGTCGCCAGTCATTGTGCCACCAGCAAGGGGCAGCTTAGTCGCAATACTATCTGTAATCGTTGTAGCAAAGTCTGGGTCATCACCCAAAGCTGCAGCTAATTCATTTAGTGTGTCTAGTGTACCGGGTGCAGCGTCAACAAGTGCAGCTACTTCTGTATCTACATAACCCTTAGTTGCAGCATCAGATGTGGCGCTGGGCGTACCGAGACCAGTAACTGTATTACCACCCATAGTGATGTCACCAGACATCGTACCGCCAGCTTTGTCCAGCTTGAGTGCATCTGCAGTGTCTACATAGCTCTTCGTAGCAGCGTGTTGTGGAGCAGTAGGATCACTTACGTTAAGCAGGGCTGTACTTGTGAAGTCTACAGTACCATTAACTACAAGGTCATTCAGAGTTGTTGTACCTGTAGAAGCTGTAACATTCCCAGTCAGATCACCTGTTACATCTCCAGTTACATCACCTGTAAGATTACCTGTTACGTTACCTGTGACATTGCCTGTAAGCGCACCAGTAAAGCCTGTGTTAGCTGTGATCGTTGTACCTGTTACAGCTTGTGGAGTTGCACCACCAATAACTGAACCATCAATAGTACCACCGTTAATGTCAGCAGTTGCCAGAGTAGCCTGACCTGTAGTCGTTACTGTAGTGAATGTACCTGCGGCTGCAGAGGAAGCACCAATAGTAGTGCCATCAATAGCACCGCCGTTAATGTCTACTGTAGCGTGGGTAGAGTTTCCTGTAGTGGTAAGGCTACCTGCAGACATAGCACCTGTGAAGGTAGACGTACCTGTTACATTAAACGTACCGCCTACAGATGCGTTACCTGTAGTGTCCATTGTAGTGAAGTCAGCAGCGGCAGGGGTAGCAGAACCAATAACAGTACCGTCAATGTTACCGCCATTAATATCTACAGTAGCGAAGGTAGAAGTACCTGTAGAATCTACCCCACCCGTAAGAAACACGTTTTTGTATCTAGATACCGTAGTGCCAACGTCTACCGTATTTGTAGTTACCGGAGTTATTGAAGTAGCGGATTGCAAAACAACTTCATGCCAAATTGCACTGGAGCTTATATTATTTATGCAGACAAAAGCACGATTGGTATTGTTGTTTAACCAAAGTGATCCCGGTGCATAACCATCAGCTACGTCATCGGTTAGTGTAGGGTCTGAAGTTGCCGTGACGTTATTCTTACCGCCGACACCACCATTTATAGGTAATAAATAGCCACCAACAGAGGTCTGTAGATTGATTGCAGGGGCATTACCTGCACTGCCATCGTGTGAGTGACCGCCAGTAGCATCAAAGGCGTTTCGTAGTTGGTTAAATTCAGCATTGAGCGGTGGTGCAGTAATATCTGCACCGTTAACAATATCTGCTACTGATTGGCGTGTGTAACCGGCCATACTTTATCGCCTTCCTGAAATCGAAAATTCAAATACTAGACCTTGGATCGAATAAGGTTCTGATTGCCCAACCGTCACGAAAGTAGCCCGTGAGGAGAAGCCAGAACCTTGAATGTCTGAAGTCATAATTGGTTTAGAGTTGCCGCCGTAAAGAACATTAGCAGCCCCATAATTAATATCTTCTTCCCGATACCTCACAGGTGCGCCAGAGCTACTTTGTGAGTAAGAAGAAGGCCGTGCCGTGGTGTAATCACCCCAGTCGTAGTTCATAGCTAGAAAAATCTCGACTGGACCTTCTGCACGAATAAAGGTGTTGACCTTACGCATTGTCTTACGAGTTTCTGTGTCGCCAAAGTCCAAGTATGGCGTGGCGTATACTGCAAGGATATCCGAACCATTAAAACTGGTGCCTTGCTCTTGGCGATACACTTTGCCGTCATAATCTCCATGCAGAATATACTCTGTACGACCGATGTAATCAGATGTGCAGCATGATGCCCGGATGCCTGTAAGCTCACCAAATTCCCAACCGATGGAACCTTGTTTATCTGCGAGACCCCCAATGATGCCGTAGCTATTTATAACTGGAGTACTGTCATCATCTACAAAAAAGCGAACCTGAGACTTACCACGAACTACGACACCTGTTAGGTTATCCATGTCATAATTTTTGATCATATCTACCAAGGTTACCTGAATAGGCTTTGATAGCGTCTGGATTTCAACATCACCGATGCGGCTTGTACCTGCAACAGGACGGAAACCTTCAGGAGACAAGAATATTAAATCTCCGCCAATTTCCAGTACGCTGTCCCGTGCAACACAACCCACATTGGATGTAACCTGATCAAGCACGAAGCCTGCGGTTACGTCAGGACTTACTTTCTTGATGCCGTTAATACCGAATACAAATAGATCGTCACGGAAAGGTTTGAACTGAACTACGTTAAAGCCCGGAGTGATCTGACCACCACCGGATGCTGCAGTGAAGTCATATGGATCTGCAGGTGCTGAGTGACAAATAACAGCACGGGAGGTTAAGTCCCCGCCTAAGAAAATGTGGTTCTCAAAGACTTCTACAATTGCTGGGGCGTTAAGGATCTGGTCGCCACCGGGGCTAGACGAAGTGCCAGTATTGG